CGCCACAGACGTTTAAAGCCTTTTCTAAAACAATTTCATTTTGGACAATTCGATACCTATCTTTAACCACTTCAAATGGAATGGTTTCACCATCCTTGTCAACTCGTGCCGTAATGAATCGATCTTTCATGGGCAGTAAATCGCCACTAGATGTGATGTATCTAACAGGTAGCAGTTCAACTTCATAGTCAGCATTTGCCATTTTTAAAATTGACTCTGCTGTTTGATGTCCTGCTACAGGTTTCCCCAGTCGATGCCATGGCGCTCCACCTTCTTTGCGCCACACAAAACTGGCTTCCCCTTCTTCATTCATTTCTAATTCGTGTGCCATATCGCCTTCCTCTGGATAGTTTTATCCTGATAAAACAATACTATCCGAAGCCAGCATGCTTAACAACCCATGTTGTGAGATTGCTGAAATGGTGTAGATTAAAGGGATGAGCGAGAAAAGAATCCTTCTCCATGATGATGAGATAGTTTTAGATAGTCCCTATAATTCTGAGGAAGTTAATAAAATTAGGGAAATTTCAGGCGCCAAATGGGATCGCTTGGGCAAAGTTTGGCGAATTCCTGTATCTAGTTTAAAACAGATTAAAACTTATGCTATTCAATTCGACTATTGGGTGGATCCAGATTTGCGTGTTTTAGATTTACCTGAACATCCATATGAAAGACAAGGCATTCAACTAGAAGATAACAATCTTGTAATTAGATTTGCCTATGATGCAGTGAGGGTTTCCGCTGTCAAAGAAGTCCCCGCTTCTCATTGGGATACAAAAAAGAAAGTATGGCTTGCACCTGTCGATGCCTTGCCAGAAGTAATCAAATTTGCTAAAAATTTCAAATTGCATGTTCCAGAAGAATTAGAAAAAATGCAAGAAGAAATTAAAAAACGCCATGCCGAGGGAATCGCCGCTTCAAGAGCAGTGAAGTCAGATATCGAAATTCCTGACTTAAACGGAGAACTGCTTCCCTATCAAAAGGCTGGAGTTGAATACATCATTGAACATAAAAAAGTTTTCTTAGCCGATGAAATGGGCTTAGGAAAAACAGTTCAAGCATTAGCAAGCGTTCAACATGAAGATGCGTTCCCATGTTTGATTGTATGTCCACCCAACTTGGCCTTAAACTGGGCTAAAGAAATTGACAGATTCTTCCCTACGAGAACGTGGAAGCGTGTAATAAATCGTTCCGATTTTCCAGAAGAAGAAGCGGATTACACCATTGTCGGTTATTCCAATATCGACTATCACCCAGAAGCCCTGAAGGGCTTCAAGTCCTATGTTTTTGACGAGAGTCATTATTTGAAAAATCCCAAAGCAAACAGAACAAAACGTGCTCAGAAACTTTCAAAAACGGCACCGAAAGGTGGAATGATTATCTGCCTTACGGGAACACCCATAACAAATCGACCAGCAGAATACGGTCCTCAATTAGAAATTATTGGAAGACTCAAAGAGTTCGGCGGGCTGTGGGCTTTCTACAAGAGATACTGCGGTGCTTTTCGGGACAGATTCAAACAATGGCATATTGATGGAGCCACAAACTTAGATGAATTAAATGACCGTTTAAGGGCATCTTGTTACATCAGACGCACTAAGCCTCAAGTCCTAGATGACCTTCCACCAATTCGTCATTCTGAATGGAGAATTGATCCTGATCCTAAATATTTGAAAGAATATGAAACGGCTAGAAACGACATTGCTCAATATGTCGCCGATAGAGCGGCAGAACTAGCCAAAGAAATAGGTGCAAATCCGCACAGTGCCGCCGTCCGAGCAAAACTTGGAGCAGAAGCCCATGAGTTTCTTATTAGGTTGTCAGTTTTAAAAAGAATTGCAGCCAAGATGAAATTAAAGGCTGTTGATGAATGGGTTGAAAATCGCATCAATGAAGGTCGTAAAGTTGTTATTGCCGCCCATCATCGTGAAATAGTTAGTTCTTTAGCAGACAAATATGGTGGTTTAAAAATACAAGGAGGAATGACTCCTGATGAGGTTGAAGAAGCCAAAACAAATTTCATGGAAGGGTCTGTTGAAGATTTTCCTGTAATTGTGTTATCTATTCAAGCGGCAAAAAGTGGTCACACTTTGACTGTTGCGGAAGACATGATTTTTGTAGAACATCCGTGGACTCCAGCAGATGTTGATCAGGTGTCGGCGAGAATACATCGTTTGGGAACCAAGGGTGCCGTGCAAATAACTCATGCTTTAGCGGCTGGAACAATTGACGAAGAAATTTTTGAATTGATCAAAAACAAACGAGTAGTGGTTGATGCGGCGACAGAAGGTGTTTTGATGGAAGAAGAATCTACAAATGCCGCAAGTCTTATGACAGACTTTCTACCTGAATAATGGCTACCGAGTAATATCTCTTCTGTAAGCAATTTGGATGGTTCCTCGGCAGGGAACCCCTGAGAGCATGGAGGTGAACCGAACACCGTAATAGGGAGTGGGTCGGTTCTCCGGCCCATCCCTTTGCTTTTTATTTGTCCGGTGTTGAGGGGCGCTCTATGTGAAAGTCTTCGCTTGCAGAAGACTCAATAGGAATCCAAGCCTTATTGTAATTATGCTCTTTAACTTTTCGTTTCTTTAAAAGAGTTCCATCTTCTAATATGTCGAACTCGTCTTCTGACATATTGAGAGCATCCATGATTTCTCTGTCGCCCATAATTTTAAGCAAGGTTCTAATAGAACGACTTAATTTGTAAGGAACAACCGACCCACGACTTCTGTTCATTTGTATATGAATTAAAATCGCTTCTCCCACAGTGCATTTAATTCTATTAACTGGAATTTCTTCTAATTCAAGATCATGTGCAATAGCCCACCTTGCGCACCCGTCAATAATGGTTCCATCTTCCATTGTCAAAATTGGTTGAAGAATCCCAAAAGATTTAATAGAAACAGTTAATCCAACACGATCTGATTTGAGAATATAAGTAGTTCTCCAATCGGGTCTTTTAAGGTTTTGTGGTTTTAAAAGTTCTGTCATAATAGGTCATCCATTTTATCTAAATCGTCTGCGTCTGCTATAGCAGCCATTCTCATTCTATGTGCTTTTGTTTTAGGACCAACAGGTGATGGCGCTGTATGGCGAAATTCATTTAGCAGTAAAGTGCGAATCAAGTGATCTATAGGATATCCAAAGGTATCTTTTGTTCGTTTTTTTCTAAATTCGGCTGCAAACTTCATTGCATCTTTATGTTTTCCCGGCGAGAGCATGTTGTCGTTAATACAACGGCGAACACCATCCCATTTGTCCACAGAATATGAATTGATTAAACTTTCCACATCAAAATCTGCCCATAACCTTCGTTGAGCGTCGATATGAGGGAAAGCATTGTATAAAGAATCGTAGAAATCGGGTTCTGTAACAACCACATCGTTTAACCTGCGAGCCGCTACTGAATGCAATGGAATGCCGACTCTCGTATTGGCGCCAGAGATGGCGGCAAAGTCATAATATTCGCAATATGGGAAATCGTGTTCTGCCGCATATTTGAGAACATCGTCTGTAGTCCAATCATAAATTGGTTTCACCAGTCTCAACGGTATTGCCTTGCTTAGTCGGTAAGGGCGATTGATGTAATTCTCATGTAGTTTTTGAACCACGGAACGATAGCGAATCATCGATTCGTTGGCTCTAACTCCTGTGAGGAAAGCGACTCTTCCTTCTTTGCCCTGCATTGTGTAGTAATCCACTGGTTGGGGCATAACCCTACTATTGTCTAGTCCAAAATGTTGGGCTGTAATAGCCCATGGAGGAATCTCTCTTACAAGTCGACCTTCTTCTTGTCGTTTTTTTGACCAAAGTAAAACGTATTCTCTACGTCCTAAAACCCAAACTTCTTGTCCATACGGCAGGGCATACCATTCCATGTCAACCCAGTCTAAATCTTTAACCCATTCCAAATATCTGACTACGGCAGGGGAGACCATTTCTTCGTCTCGGAAGATTACTTTTACTGGACCAAGACCACGCTTTTCGTGAATTTCTTTAGCCAAAAGCAAAACTGCGGAAGAATCTTTTCCACCGCTAAACTGAACACAGACAGTATCGAAAGTGTCGTACACATGTTCCATCCGTTGTTGTGCCGCTTCCACAACTGTCATATCTAAAAAAAGACGTCTTCGTGGCATGTTGATAGTTTACAGCGAAAAACGGACAAGGGGTGGGGTTAAGGAGCCGAAGGAGGAAAGCACCTGACCCAACCCCCTGTCCGCGACTCGTTTATAGCACCTCGGCAGGCAGACGTATTGTACTACTTGGACTAGCGGGCGGCTGTAATAGCGTCAATCAGTTCTGCTTTTTTCAAACCTGAAAAAGACAAACCAAGTTCAGATGCAATCTCTTTTAATTCAGCAACTTTTAATGTATTTAAATCTTCAGTGGGAGTTTCTTCTGCCACATCAGGCTTTTCTTCAAAAACTAAAGTTTCACCATCATTCACAACTCCAACCAAAGCAGGTGCGTCAAATCCTTGAAGTCCACCGTCAAGACTTTCCCAATCAAAATAACCGGGAGTAAGTTCTTCGGGGTTGCCCGGAAAGACATGTTTACAAACAATGCCTTCCATTTTTTTGAGAGTATCAAAACCGTATTCTCCACTTCCTGTGCAAGGATGACGAATCGCAGGCACTCCTTCTAAGTCACATAAAGAGCGCAACAGTTGCCCAATTTTATTACACGTATTCGCATCAGGAGATATCGTTGTATTTTTAACAATTGCAACAAAAATGCAGCGAGAATTCCGATGTGGCGCCGTTGGGTGGAAGTCGCCCACGACAGAGTGTGAAGTGTCTAAAATTTTATAGATGCGATCCCCATCGGGATCTAGAACATAGTGAGGACGGTGTGCAAAACCATCCATTTCGTAACCCCTGATAGCCGCCTCTGCCGTTTGTGTGTCTGTTGCTTCTAAAACTAATTTAGAACCTTCAGCCGGCAGGGGCGTTCCTTTTTTGCCATCAGTAAGGATGTGGTTGATGATTTCTAGCATAGAGCGAGTTTACATCAACCTCGGTGTTTAAAAGTCCAATTCCTCATCAAAAGGATTTTGGTTCGACTCTGCCGCAGGTTTTGCCGCTGGAGCGGAGCCTTCACCGTCTTTATTGCGTTTTACTCTGACAAGACTTTCAATGTCTTCGACAGGAATTAAAACTTCACGGGCGGTCAACTGGTAGGCGTAACGTGTTTCACCTTCATCGGTTTCCCAACTACGTTCTTCCATTGGTCCTTTTACCTCTACGCGCATTCCTTTTTCAACGATGCCTGCGGTATGTTCTGCAAGATCGCCCCAAAGTTGCACATTAAAAAATGAGGTATTGGTTTTTTCCCAACCTTCGTTAGCGCGTTTCCATTTGTCTACTGCTAAACGAAGACGCAACATCGCCGTGTTGTTACTGCTGTATTTTAGTTCAACGTCAATGACGTTGTTTCCCCTAAGGGTCATATTTGATTCTGAGCGTGCCATAATTTTCTCCTACTACTAGTTGATTTGTGTGCTCGGTAATAAAAGTGTATCGTTGTTAATAGGCTATTGCAAGGGGACTTCCCATGAATACAGATGACTCCATCCTCATTATTCGAGAACACATGATTGATGTTTGTATGGATCTGGTAGCGATGACAGAAGAAGACGCTGAAGATATTAGAGAAGATTTTACAGAAATGGTAGATATTCTTTTAGAAGCAACTGACCTTACCGTTGTCGGTGTTAATCCTGAAGAAGAGGGCACTATTTTTCAGTGCACTATGAAGTTGGCTACTCCACAGTAATTTGTTTATTTATAAAAGCAATTATTTGTTCTGCTGTTGTAGGTAATACAGAAAAATCTGGATTTGATTTCAGGTATCGCAAGAAGGCATACCAAGTTGATTGCTGTTCTGCGTCATTAAATACAAGCGTGTATTGAATATTCGTTTTAGCGCCTGCTGAATCTATAGCAGTAGCCCCTTGAGTAACCATTGATTTTTGTGTTTCGTCTGTTATCTCTGTTCCGGGTATTTGCATAACTGGAGGAGTCCATCCGTCGTTTGGAATCACAACAGAAGAAGATCCAGCGGTAGGAGTTTCTATTGTTGCAATTTCAAAATCATCCCATCCGAGTCCTTCAAAAAAATCTGGTCGTTCATCTACAACAGACATCAACATGTCGTGAAGAAGTGTTTGATCGTCTTCTCCCAAATCGGAAGTCCTGTTGTCGGCTAATGCAAAAGCAATGGCTTTGTCGTGGTCAAAAGGAACGTGCAACACTGCTATGTGTGTCCATCCGAGTTCTTTCGCTGCTTGCAATTGATGGTTGCCTGCAATAACAGTTCCTGTGCCATCTTCATTTTCAACGGCAACTATTGGTTTAACTTGCCCAAATTCTTCATATGAAGCGGCAATGGCTTTTATGTTTCCTTTACGTGGATTACCCGGAAGTGTTTCTAGTTGTTCTATGGGGGTAAGTAGATTTTCTAAATCTGGACTTATTTTATGTTTCATACTTGTGCCCTTACGTTTGCGGCGAGAGTGCGCAAAGAATCCAACGCCGTGCGAATAGAGTTCAATTTTTCTTTCTTTGCTTTCAACAGCGCATCAGCAATTTTTACCTCATAATGTTGGTCGGCTTGCTTGTAGTCGGCCCACGATTCACGTTCTTTTATGGAACCATTGGCG